GCGATGCCAAAGCTAAAACCACAACGTAGCTCCTCTGTGTCCTTTGGTGGACCCAAAGGGGTAGCTGACAATTAGGAGATAAAAAGATGGCTAATCAAGATGCCGCTTTTGGCCTACGCCTTTCGCGTTCAGGTAATGGCTCCGATCTGATTGGCATGCAGAACAAATACCGCATTGCGGCTAACTATGGTACTTCAATCTTCCAAGGTGACATCGTGAAAGCTGTCACTGGTGGTGGTATTGAGCGTATCGCGGCTGGCAATACGGATCTTGTTTTGGGTGTTTTCAACGGATGCCGCTACACTGATCCAACTACTGGAAAAGAAACTTTTTCCAATTTTTACCCAGCCTCTACAAATGCTGCTGACATTGAAGCTTCCGTTATTGACGCACCTCATGCTGTCTACGAAATTCAAGCTGATGCCGCATTCCCTGTAGCGGATCTGTTTGGTAATTTCGATATTGTTGATGCTACTGCTGGAAGCACTGCTTCTGGCACATCTCGCACAGAGATTGATGTGACAACTGGCGCGACTACCGCTGGCTTGCCTCTCAAGGCTATCGACATTTCCACTGACCCAGAGAACAGTGATGTTGGCTCTGCTAATACAAATGTAATTGTTGTTATCAACAATCATCTGTTTAGCGCTGGCACTACTGGCTTGGCATAAGGAGGCTGACTGATGGCTATTTCTCGCGCTCAACTAGCGAAAGAGCTAGAACCCGGCCTTAACGCTCTATTCGGAATGGAATATGATCGTTACGAAGCCGAGCATGCTGAAATCTACGACACCGAATCTTCAGATCGAGCATTTGAAGAAGAGGTAATGCTCGTTGGTTTTGGAAATGCACAAACCAAAGCTGAAGGCGCTGGAGTCAATTTTGACAACGCCTCAGAAGCTTACACAGCACGTTATTCGCATGAGACAATTGCTCTCGCATTTGCGTTAACGGAAGAAGCGATGGAAGATAATTTGTATGACCGCCTTGGCGCTCGTTATACAAAGGCTCTTGCTCGTTCAATGGCTCACACAAAGCAGGTTAAAGCTGCGGCAACATTGAATAACGCATTTAACGCCAACTTTACTGGCGGTGATGGCGTTGAGCTTTGTTCTGCTGTTCACCCGCTTGCTGGTGGCGGAACTTTCCGCAACGAGCCATCAACTGCTGCTGACCTCAACGAAACTTCACTTGAGAATGCCTTAATTGACATCTCAACATTCGTTGATGAGCGGAACATGATCATTGCTCTTCGTGGCATGAAACTGATCGTTCCACCACAGCTTCAGTTTGTTGCTGACCGTCTTCTTGAGTCTACACTCCGCGTTGGTACAGCCGACAACGATGTAAACGCAATGAAGAACATGGGTATGTTGCCGGAGGGTTACACAATTAACCACTTCCTGACAGATCCAGATGCGTTCTTCATTAAGACTGATGCTCCGAATGGCTTTAAGCACTTTGAGCGGACTCCGCTTTCAACCAACATGGAAGCTGACTTTGATTCAGGTAACATGCGGTTTAAAGCTCGTGAGCGTTACAGCTTCGGCTTTAGTGATCCTCGCGCAGTGTTCGGTTCACCGGGCGCATAAGCGAACAATTATACGGAAAGGGCGGCTTAACAGCCGCCTTTTTTTGTTGTATAGTATATTTACCCTGACAGACGCATTGGGCGGCTGACACTAGCCACGACAGGAGATCATAATGGCTACTACTACTTTTTCTGGCCCTATTAAGGCCGGAACCATCAAGAACACAACAGGCACAACAGTTGGAACTGACATTGCAAATGTTGGTCAAGTTGTTATGGCGCAGACTTTTTCAGCAGACTTATCAGGCGGCGCTCTAGCTGCTCAAGTTACTGATGTTGTAATCCCTGCAAACTCTCAGATTATTGACTGTGTGATTGACATCATTACAGCCGCAAATGCTTCCACCAACCTTAGTATTGGAGACACAGCAGGCGGCGCAGCCACAATTTTGAACACCTTTGCATCTGGAACAGACGCTGGTCGAGTTTATCCAACAACACAAGCTGGCGCTGCATTGGCTTGGCAGGACACTGGCACAACAGACATCCGTTTGACTGTAACAGCTTCTGCCGCAACAAACGCAGGTCTTGTTCGTTTTACAATTCTGTATCAGCAAAACAATAACTTAGCATAGTAGGAGGCTAATATGGCTGGTCCAGTACAAGCATTTAATCATGCACAAGGAAGTGCTGCGGCTGTTGTTGGCCCCGCACGTTCACGCATTCGTCAAATTGTAATTTTTGCAGACGCGGCTGGTGCTTTTACAATCAAAGATGGTAGTGCATCTGGTGAAGTATTGATTACGCAAACATTTCCAACAGGGATACATCACCTAAATATACCAGATGATGGTATTCTTGCTACAAGTGGTGCGTTTGTATCTGCTTTCACTGGGTCTAGTAATCAACTGACTATTTTCTTGTCGTAGAAAAGCTTATGGCTAGTTCTAAAGGCGAAATGCCCAAAAGAAACAAAAAGAATTTCCGCCCCACAAAATCTGGGGCGGGAATGACAAAAGCTGGTGTTGCGGCTTACAGGCGTAAAAACCCAGGATCAAAGTTAAAGACTGCTGTTACAGGCAAAGTTAAAAAAGGTAGTGCGGCTGCAAAACGGCGTAAGTCATTTTGTGCCAGATCCGCTGGGCAGATGAAGAAATTTCCAAAAGCAGCAAAGAATCCAAATTCACGGTTACGTCAAGCTAGGCGGAGATGGAAATGTTAAGTAAGCAAGTTGTAGGTGGGACTTTGTTTGTCGCTTTTGTAGGTATCTGCGTTAGTGCTTTAGGCTGGATTGCAACCACTTTGATACATGTTGATAAAACTATTGCTGTTATTGCTGTAAAAGTAGATGCCAACCATTCTATGCTTCAGCCTATGTGGGAAGAATTTACAGGAAGGACGTATAATGACAATCTCGCGCAGTTCCATCCCAAAACAAATTTCAAACCCACCATCAAAGCGGAGTTCTAAAATGCCTAAAGACGCTTGTTATAGTAAGGTAAAGGCTCGTTATAAGGTTTTTCCAAGCGCATATGCTTCAGGTGCTATTGCAAAGTGCAGAAAGGTTGGAGCAAAGAACTGGGGAAACAAGTCTAAAAAAATGAAAAATGGAGGGGCAGTTACAAGGGCAAAACGGCCTTCTAGCAATCCAAATGTTGCTAGAGGTTGTGGAATTGTCATGAGTAACAAAAGAAAAGCAACTAAATATTCGTAGGAAAAAATGGAACCAATTTCGACTGCTCTAGCAGGATTCGCATTATTTAAAAGTGCAGTCGATGGCATCAAAAGTGCTATTGGAACTGCTAATGATGTATCTGATATTGCTGGATATATTGATAATCTTTTTGAGGGCGAAAAGCAGGTTCAGCATAAGAGAAGCAAGAAGTCTGGCGTTGGTGTAAGTGATCAATTTGGTGTTACAAATGTTGCAAGAGAGATAGTCGACGCTAAATTAGCGCAAGAACAAATGCGCGAAATAGCGCAAATGATTGATTTACGCTTTGGCCCCGGCACTTGGAAATCCATTACGGAAGAGAGGGCTAGACGCATACAGGCCGCTAGAGAGGCTGCTGCGGAGATTAGGCGAAAGAAGATACAAGAAGCTAGAGAGTTTGAAGAAAACCTAAAACAGTTCTTTATGATTAGTGGTGTTGTAGTTGTTGTTATAGTGCTTTTTGTTGTATTAATTTCTATAATAGCAAGAGCAGAAACTAAATTTGTTGAGTGTAGGCTTGAAAAATACAAGAAAGTGAACGGTGAATGGCATTGTATTTATCTGGGGGCAAACAAGACTAGATCATCAATGATAGTAACTGAGTTCTGCCCTAGATCTTATATGTGTGAATATGATCCAAATAGTAGTGATAAGCTTGTAGAGTGGTAATAGGGTTTTAGCATGGCGGTAAGGAAAACCAAAAGTGGGCTGGCTCTTAAAAGGTGGTTTAAAGAGGACTGGAAAGACGTTTCCACGGGGAAAGCGTGTGGGCGTAGGAAGGGTGATAAACGGAAAACTCCATATTGCCGCCCCTCCAAACGTGTCTCTTCTAAGACCCCCAAAACAACAAAAGAAATGACAGCCGCTGAAAAGCGTAGCAGGGTATCGCAAAAGAGAAGGCTTGGGCAACCAGCAGGTAAGCCAAGAAGGGTGAAGTCATTAAAGAGAAGAAAGAAATCCTAAAGTTAATTGAAGACTGGGTTATGAATGATTTAAGTGTAGTAGACCCTAACTTGGGTTTTGCTCCTTGTCCTTATGCAAAAAAAGCTTTTAAAGAAGAGAAGTTAAGAATAGTTGAATGTGTTAGTAGGCAAGATTTATGGGAAACTATAGCGGCACAGTGCAAGAACTTTAGCGATAAGCATTCAATTGTAATCTGTTTAGAAGAGGAGCCATCGCAAACATACGAAGAGGTTGAGGCAGCTTGTGTGGCAATGAATGAGTGGTTCGCCTACAACAAAATTGATCTTTGGTTGCTTGCTTTTCAAACAAATTTTACAATGGTATTTATACAAAGATTGTCAGAATTAGATGATGCTAGTCAAAAGCTAGAAAAAATGGGATACTATGAAAACTATGATCCTCAAGATTATGTGAATTTGATTTTAAACCGTAGATACAGGAGACATCAAAATGATGGGTGCCAAAAAACAAGCTAAACGCATGCGTGGCGGCGGTGCAACTGCACCTAAGAAGATGATGGGTGGCGGTGCTGCTAAAAAAGCTAGAAAAATGCGTGGTGGTGGAAAAGTTGCACCTAAGAAGATGATGGGCGGCGGTGCCGCTAAACAAGTTTCTCCCCGTAAAGCTATGGCTATGGGCATGATGCGTGGCGGTAAGGTTAAGAAATAATGGCTGTTTCTGGGTCAACTGATTTTGAACTAGATGTAAGTGATTACATTGAGGAGGCTTTTGAGCGTTGCGGCTTAGAAGTCAAAACAGGTTATGACCTAAAAACTGCAAAGCGTTCTTTGAATTTAATGTTTGCTGATTGGGCTAATCGCGGTTTGAATCAGTGGACTATAACGCAAAGAACGCAAGCCCTTACTCAAGGAACTGCTAGTTATACTCTTGGCGCAGACGTAATTGATGTTTTGTCTATGGTAGTGCGAAGAAGTGACTCTGATTTGTCTATGAGCAGAGTTAGCAGAGATGCTTATCTATCAATAAGCTCTAAAGACACTCAATCTCGTCCTTCTCAATTCTTTGTTGATCGTCAAGTAACGCCTGTAATTAAAATATGGCCTACGCCTGAAAATAGTACAGATGTACTGGTTTACGACTGTCTTACAAGGATAGATGACGCTGATACGTTTACTAATACAGTAGACATACCATTTCGATTCTACCCATGTTTGGCTGCTGGGCTTGCTTATTATCTATCTATTAAGAAGGCACCAGAACGAATACAGGTGTTAAAAACGATATATGACGAAGAGTTTGACAAAGCTCAAGCAGAGGATCGTGATAGAGCGTCATTCAGTGTAAGCCCTAACCTTCAGTTCTATAGTATTAGATGATGGGAAAGTTTGCTTCTGGAAAAGATGCTTATGGCATTTCTGACAGATCTGGCTTCAGGTATCGTTTGCGCGACATGCGTAAAGAATGGAACGGTTTGCTTGTTGGAAAAGACGAATGGGAAGAAAAGCACCCCCAAATACAACCTGTTCGTCACGTTATAGACGCTGAAGCGTTAAGGGATCCAAGACCAGATACACAAAATATATTTAATGTAGATATAAAGTTCCCTGTTTTTAGTACAGAGACTTTGCGGTATGTAACTCCTGTATTTATGAGGGCAGCCCTTGGTTCCGTTACAATTACTGGTGTTGTTACTCCAACGACTGTGACGGGGGTTTCCTCTAGTGCCGCTGTCGGTTCGGCTACAGTTACAACTACTGGTGCTGTTACTCCAACTGTGACAGGGGCTACCGCAACAGGTTCTGTAGGCACTGTTACGGCTTCTGGAACAGGCCCCAGTATAGCTGCTACATATACTGTTACAGTTGCTTCTTATCTTGGATCTAATAAGTATTATATTGATGGGGTTAGGCAAGATACCGTTAGTTTGTCAGAGGGCAGCACTTACAGGTTTGATCAGTCAGACGGCAGTAATTCAAGTCATCCTTTAAGGCTATCAACAACTTCTGATGGTACACACGGGGGCGGCTCTCAATATACAACAGGCGTTACCACTAACGGGACTCCTGGCTCTTCAGGAGCGTATACTCAAATAACAGTAGCCGTTGGAGCGCCAACCCTGTATTATTATTGCACAAACCATAGTGGTATGGGCGGACAGGCGAATACACCATGACATACACATTGACCACATTGAAGCAAGCTATTCAAGATTTTGCTGAAAACGATGAGACTACGTTTGTAAGTAATCTGGATAATTTTATACGCAACACGGAAGAACGTCTTCTAAAGCTGGTTGATCTTGATTACTTTAGAAAAAATGTTTCAGCAAATATGACCGCAAGCAATAAATTTTTAGCTGTTCCTGCGGATTATCTTGCCACATTTTCTCTTTCATTTACAAAAAGTGGTTCAAATGTATTCTTGTTGCAAAAAGACGTTAATTTTTTGCAAGAGTATTCGCCTGATTCTACAGTAACTGGAGAGCCTAAATATTATGGGGTGTTTGATATTAATAACTTTATTATAGCGCCTACTCCAGATCAAGCCTATAGTACAGAACTCCACTATTATTACAGACCTGCTTCAATAACGACTACAAACACATCATGGTTTGGCGATAACGCTCCAGATGCTCTGCTATATGGGTGTTTAACAGAAGCATACACCTTCATGAAAGGTGATCCGTCAGTCATACAAATGTATGAAAAAAGATTCGTAGAGGCTGTTACACGCCTTAAAATGTACGCAGAAGGTGTTGAGAATACAGATGCCTACAGAGTAGGGTTAACAAGAGTTCCTAAACAATGAAAAAAAATCTTGCGGGTAAAAGTGTTGCCATTTTAGGGTTGGGTGGCAGCATTCATGATTACGTCATGAATAAAATCAACTCAGCAAAATTTGATGAAGTATGGGGCATAAACAGTATTGGTGGGATCATGAATGTTGATCGCACTTTTATGATGGATCCTGCCAGCAGATTTTTAGATGACATAAAAGCTGGAACTCAGACTGGCATTGCACAAGAGTTCTTACTAAAAACCCCTAATAAGGGTCCTATTTATTCTTGTTGTTTAGATGAGAGGGTTCCAGAAATTGAACTGTATCCTTTGGCTGAAGTTATACAGGATGTTGGCTACGCATATTTTAACAACACAGTGGCGTACACATTGGCATATGCGATCCACAAAAAAGTTGAGCAAATCAACTTGTTTGGCATAGATTTCAGTTACAAAAAGAACATAAACTTTGCAGAGGCAGGGAGAGCTTGTTGTGAGTTTTGGTGCGCGATAGCGTTGGCTAGAGGCATAAAAGTTGTAACTGCAAAAACTTCAGGGTTTCTTGACACGAATGTTCCAGCTAATGAAAAGCTTTATGGATACCATAGACTTGATGATCCTCTAGTGCAAACCATACAAGATGGTCAGATAAGTATTGTCCCTCAATCTCAATCTACGCAACAAAAAGAAGAAGAGCTAACATCTCCAGAAGCACTCGATGCAAGAGGCCCAGTTCTTATAGGAAGACATGATGTACCGGGAGTGACATATAATGATTAGTGTACAAACAGGAATAGATGTAGGTACAATTGACGTTACTACGTCAGAAGAGGGCGGTCTTTCTTCAGACCAAATAGCTGAAATGGCTCGTAAAAAGATCGTTTATGTGTCAGAGGAAGCCCCGCCTGCTATAAAGGATCAGGCTCAAGCGTTTGCAGGAAGAGTTGAAGAAATATTGCGTTTCTACATAGACTTGGCGAAACGTGAAGAGCGTGGTACTATATGCCAGACTTTGCGGAATGCAGGTCATAAAGACATTGCAGAATATATTAGGAGACTATAATGGCAATCACTCAAGCAATGTGTACCTCTTTTAAGACAGAACTCCTAACAGGTACACACAATTTCACAAACACTTCCGGCAACACTTTTAAGTTGGCTTTGTATGCTATCTCATCTGGTGGAAAATCAAGCACTACGGCGACTCTTGGAGCAACCACTACAGCGCTTGTTACTACTGGAGAAGTGGCTTCTAGTGGATCTTATGTAACTGGCGGCGGTACATTAACTAATGTTACTCCATCAGCTAGTGGCACTACAGCGATCACTGATTTTGCAGATTTAAGTTTCACCACAGCGACAATCACTGCTCGTGGGGCTTTGATCTACAATAGCTCTGCTACTAATAAAGCAGTAGCTGTTCTAGACTTTGGTGCAAACAAGACATCAACTTCTGGAACATTTACTATTCAGTTTCCAACAGCGGACGCTTCAAACGCTATTATCCGTATCGCTTAACGGAGTAGACCGTGACTCAAATTACGGGATGGGGCAGAGGTACTTGGGGTCAGGGATCCTGGAACGAAGCCCTACCCGTTGAAGTCACTGGCGTCCAAGGAGCAACAGCACTAGGTAACGAAGCCGTAACAGGTAATTCTCTTGTTGCGGTTACAGGTGTTTCTAGCACAGGTGGTTTAGGCACTCCATTTATTGAGTTAAGTGGTAGATTCCTTGCGCCAAGTGTTTCTGGCACAAGCGCATTAGGATCCGCAACTATATTTGCGGGGGCTGGCGTTCCTGTAACGGGAACTGCTTCCACAACTGCCGTAGGATCAGTTGTAACTACAGGGACTTCTCTAGTCACTCCAGCAGGGGTTTCTGCTACAGGAGCATTGGGCAATGCTCTTGCCGCAGGTGGTGCTATTGTCGAGGAAACAGGCCTTTCAGGAATTGTTGGCTTTGGTGACGAGCAAGTTGTTGGTACAGCCAACGTCTTCCCGACAGGGGTTTCTGGCGCAGGCGCGATAGGCACAGCAACCGCAGAAGGCATAGCCGTTGCCATTGCAACGGGCGTTAGCGGTTCTGTCATAGCAGGTCGTCCGCAAGTGGATGATATGGCAATTGGCGTTACAGGATTGTCAGCGAGTGGAAATATTGGTATTGTGTTCATATGGGGACAAATAATTCCCGATCAAGTCGCTTCTTGGTCAGATATAACGCCGCCTGACAGCGATATTTGGAGTGATATAACACCAAGTCAGGTAGCTGATTGGAAAGAGGTCGCGTAAATGGCTAGTACATACACCACTAGAACAGGTATTGAAAAACCGGGTACTGGCGAACAGTCGGGAACTTGGGGTGACACCACAAACACAAACTTTGATATTATTGACACAGCCTTAAATGGGGTTGTGACACTTAACTTGTCTGGCACAAGCTCAAATCTTACCACTACAGACGGCTCTGTTACAGACGGTATGAACAAAATGATCATTTGCGGTGGTTCCCCGTCTGCAACGCACACTATAACTGTTGCTCCTAATGACGCAGAAAAGATTTATTTTGTTACCAACAACACCGCTCAATCTATAGTATTCTCACAAGGCAGTGGCGCGAATGCAACTGTGGCTACTGGAGAGTCTAGGATTATACATTGTAATGGTGCAGGTTCTGGTGCAGTTGTGACCGATTACACATCAACGATGGCAGCAAGCACCACTTTTATTGACGGTCAAGCTACCGCATTAGCAATTGCACTAGGATAGAAAAATGGCAAACACTTTTAAGGTAAAAACTGACGCAGCGGCTCCCGCATCCGCAGGGAGTTTTGACACAATTTACACGGCACCTTCATCTACAACAGCTATTGTTCTGGGTTTGATGGTTTGCAATGTAAAAACCTCGCAGGTTACTGCGTCTGTCAGATTAAACACTAACACAGTAGATGTGGAAACAAATCAACCAGTTTTGTTGGTTCAAGATGTTCCGATTCCTGTTGGATCTAGTGTCGAGCTTCTTGCTGGCAATAAAGTTGTATTGCAGACCACAGACTTTTTGGAAATTGATTGCGACACCACGGCTGGTGTTGATGTGACCTTGAGTATTATGGAGATCACCTGATGCCGTATCTAGGTAATGCACCCGCCGAAGCATATAGTAATATAGCTTATCAGGACTTTGGCACTCAAAGCGGAACTACTTTTACTTTAGATTTCCCTGCTGGAGCGCCGGGGGAGTTAGCGGTTTTTGTCAATAACGTCCGTCAGGAGCCTTCGGTAGCATATACGGTTTCTGGCACTACTTTGACTATGACAGGCACTGTCGCGGCTACTGATGACTTCTATGTGGTGTTTCAAGGCAAAGCTCAACAAACAGTAACGCACCCTGCTAACACAGCGTTAGTGGCTAGTAGTGGTACGTTTAGTTCTACATTAGCTGTTACTGGTGCATCTACTTTTTCCGGCGCAACAACGATTACGACCGCCGACAACAGCACTCAGCTTACACTAAAATCAACAGATGCAGATGCCGCAGCGGGACCACGCTTTGACCTTATACGAGACAGTGCCAGTCCTGCTGACGGAGATAACATAGGCCGCATACGTTATATGTTCGACAATGATGCGGCAGAACGAACAGAAGGTGTGCGACTTGATGGGGTATTAGTGGACGTAACTGATGGAACTGAAGACGTTTCATATGCAGTATCTACGATGCAAGCTGGCACCTTAACAGAAAGTATGCGTGTTGACCACGCTGGCGGGGTAAGAATAAACACTACTGCTCAACTTTTTAATAACATAGGAAACGAAAAACTTACCGTTGATGGGAAAACTACGGGTCAAGCCGCATCTTTTTCTACAAGTACCTCTGGTGGATTTCCAGCAATTTATGTACGAAACACAGTTAGCGGTACTGTAAATGCAATAATATTTGAGCAAGGTTTACCATCTGCGGCGGTTGGCAGTATCACAATGGCTGGCGGCAGTTCAACAGCCTACAACACATCATCCGACTATCGTTTAAAAACCGAAGTCACTTATGATTGGGATGCCACCACACGCTTGAAGCAATTAAAACCAGCACGTTTTAAATGGATTGTTGCTGGTGATGATGCTGTTTTTGTAGATGGTTTTTTAGCACACGAAGCGCAAGCGGTTGTGCCAGAGGCAGTCACTGGCACAAAGGACGAGGTAGATGCTGATGGCAATGCTGTTATGCAGGGGATAGACCAGTCGAAGCTAGTGCCATTGCTAGTCAAAACCATTCAAGAATTAGAAGCCCGAATTGCGGCGCTGGAGGCAAACTGATGGCACTAAGTAAAATAACAGGTAGTGGTATAGCGATTGGTGCAAAGCCAAATGTTGCTTTTCAAGCAATAGCTACTGACACAGACCAGAGTTACACAGCAAGTGACTATGCAAAGATTTTGTGGGAGTCTGTTGAACTTGACACTGCCAGTTATTGGGATTCAACAAATAATAGATACACACCACAGGTTGCTGGTTGGTATTTGTTTGGTGGTCAATTGCGATTTCAAACGCTTTCTGGCAGTGTAACCCTTGTTGCTTTTAACTTAGGAAAGAATGGAGCAACAAATAACAGTACAGCTTTAATGGCACAGTTTCAAACAAGTGCAGATACTTTTACAAACGGTGAATATCCTTTCCCTACGGGTATGATTCAACTAAACGGCTCAAGTGATTATGTTGAAGCGTTTTTTCAATGTGAAGAAAATTGTACTATTCACGATACTGCAGCCAGAAAATCATTTTTCTGGGGCATGTTGGTACACCCAACTTAAAATAAAGGAACAACAATGCCATACATAGGAAAATCCCCAGCAGAGGAGCGGAACTAATGAGCCAAGCGAGAGACTTAGCAGATTTAGGCGGCAGCGCGGATGCGGGTGGCATTACAGGACGCAACCTTGTCATCAATGGGGCTGCAACTGTTAGCCAACGTGGTGACAGCACAGGCAAAACAGCAACTGGTTACTACGGGCCAGACCGTTATCAACTTAATCTTAGCAGTCTTGGCACTTGGTCTATTTCACAGTCTACTACTGTGCCAAGCGGTGAAGGTTTTGCCAACAGCTATAAGTTAGAGGCAACAACTGCCGATGCTTCGCCAGCCGCTAGTGATTATGCTTTGTTCCTTCAGAAAATTGAGGGGCAAAACTTACAGCAACTTAAAAAGGGAACAGCAAATGCAGAAAGTGTAACGCTTTCTTTTTATGTTCGTTCAAGCAAAACTGGCACATACATTGTTGAGTTGTTTGACAATGATAATAGTCGTTCAATATCTAAATCTTACACTATAAGTAGTGCAAATACATGGGAACGTAAAACCATAACATTTCCGGGTGATACAACTGGCACATTAGGCAATGACAATGCTTCATCTTTGGAAATAAATTGGTATTTAGCTGCTGGAAGCACTTATACAAGCGGCACACTGCAAACATCTTGGGGTACTAGAACCGCCGCCAATCAAGCAGTAGGTCAAGTCAATATGGCAGACACAGCTAATGCTACTTGGTTTATTACAGGACTTCAGCTTGAGGTAGGACAGACAGCCACGCCGTTTGAGCATGAGGACTTTGGAACTACGTTACGCAAGTGCGAGAGATATACGTTACTCACTCCTAACCTTCTTTTGCCTAAAATGCGTGAAGCTGACAGATACAGATGTGGCACATATGAGTTTAGAACAACTATGAGAGCAGCCCCCACGTTTCCCGCAGTAACAGATGGTGCTGGCATATCTGTTACTGTGCAAGACATCACAACAAGGGGAGCAGTTTGTTATGCTGTAGTTCCTACTGATGGTCACGGTTCAATGATTAGTGATGGCATAGTCGTATCAGCGGAGTTATAAATGAATATTACAGCAGCGCAATATTATAAGGCAGTTCCTGATGGGACTGAAAACATTGGTATCCTTGCTACTATTAATGGTGAGGATTTTATTGTTCCCCTTGACCCAAATAACGCAGATTTTGCAGAAGTTCAAAAGCAAGTAGCGGCTGGCGAACTAACAATAGAGGAGGCAGACTAATGCCCTATATCGGCAAATCTCCGACAGGTTCAGGTGTACGCACTCGATACTACTTTACCGCTACTGGTGGTGAAACATCACTTTCTGGTGCAGATGATGGTGGCAAGACGCTTATCTTTTCTGATGGGGAGTATGTAGACGTATATCTAAATGGCGTTGCTCTTGTAGCTGGCACTGACTATGGCACGGCTACAGCAAATACCATTGGTGGCCTTGCTGCGCTATCTGGTGGCGATATTGTTGAGGTTGTTGTCTACGACATTTACAACGTAGCCAAGATCAACAGTGAAGCTGTAAGAACAAGGCATTATTATACAGCCACAGGCGGCGAAACGTCTATTGGCACCGCGCAAATTTCTGGGTTGTCCTTCCCCGGCGGTGCAGAAATTGAGGTAAGTCTTAACGGTATTTCTCTTGTGCAAGGCACCGATTACAACACAACAGCCGCAAACACTGTTGGGGGACTGTCTGCACTATCTGCGGGTAACGTAGTTGCCATTGTACTTTACGATAAGTTCCAGCTTGCTGACACCGTGAGCAAGGCGCAGGGCGGTACGTTTAGCGGTGCTGTAACAGCTAGTAATGGTTTAAACGTAGGCACAATCAAAGATGCTGGCAATAATGCGACTGCAATGACTATTGATAGCAGTGGGCGTGTTGCTCTTCCTAATCGTCCTTACGCTTTTGTTGACTTTGGCGGCAGCGCATATGTGTCTAAAACTGGTGGTGCAACTTTAGTTTTTGATAATGCAATTCACAATGATGGAAGTCATTATAATACAGGAACAGGAATTTTTACTTGTCCTGTTGCTGGTTTATACACTGTTCAATGTTGCTTATTAAGTGAAAATACCAGCGATGCTTATGAAGTGTGGGTTAATCAAGATGGTACAACCATGGCAAGAACTTTGACGATTGGCAGGGCGGTGTCATTTTCTTACGCAATAAAATGTACTGCTTCACAAACTCTAGCTCTTGCTATTTCTACCACTACAAGCATCTACGAAGGCACAGGAACAAGTAGATACAGTTTCGCAGCTTTTACATATATAGGATAAACAAATCTCATGGCAAATTATAAAAATATTAAAGTATTAGAGCCGCCTACTCTAGCATTACATCCTGCGCTTACGGCAGAGGCTATTCTTAAAGCATCTGATTGGACGCAGATACCAGACAGCGGTTTAACAGACGCTTGCGTAGCGGCGTTTGTCACCTATCGTGCATCCATTCGCACTATTCGCAAAACAAACCCAGCCAGTCCAACGTGGCCTGACGCCCCAGCAGAGGAGTGGTCGTAATGAGCAGAGCAAGAGATTTCGCAGACCTAGCTGGTAGCGCAGATGCTGGTGGCATTACAGGCTCCAACTTGATTATCAATGGAGC